ATGAATAGTATCATCAGTAAAAATAATAAATTTTTCATAATTAGTGTGTTATTCTGTGAAACAAATTTTTCCTTCAGGGCAATCTTCTATTGCTAATTTAATGCCCCAAAGAAAAGTTTTTACATTCTCAATTTCAGATTTAAATTCTTGATAAGCATCTGCATTAGTGACTAATTCTTTAAATGCAGTTAATATTCTTTTATAAACAGTAATACATTGGTGGTCAGTATTTGTAACTTGAGCTAAACTTAATTCTGCTAACAAAAAAATTACGTTTGGTCTTGATTCTATTTCATCTTCATAGACTATATCTATTAGTTCTTTATTTGTGTGGCAGCAATTAGAACAAGTAAATTCGTAAACATCCCATATTTTTACAGTCATAGTAATTGATTAGCTAAGTGAATATAAATTTCTTCTCCATCTTTTGAAACTTTTACATCCCAAATTGTATTTTCTTCATCTTCAATAATAAATGTGTCAATATTATCTTTTTTAAGTAATGCAACACTTACAAAATCTGGTAATGCTTTAGAGTCAGTAGTTGCTAAAAGCAATCCTCCAATCATACCATCATCAGTTATGTCAATGCTATCTTCAAATAATAAATATACATTTTTAGAAGTGATTTTAACTAATTTCATTATATCTCCATCTTTGCTCATAGTTAGTATAAATTAAAAAGGGGAAGTTTCCTTCCCCTATAATTAGAAAATTTGTTGTTCATCTATTGTTGGTGGTAATTCAAGTTCAATGTCAGGATTTAAATCATTTATAGAAAAAGTTATTTTAAAATGCTCTATTAGTTTGTTGTAAAATTTTACTCTATAATTAGAATCTTTAATTACTATTGCTTTTGTATCATCATCTAATAAATTAATAATCTCTTGATTTGTATACATTTGTGAATATTTACCTTTCATAAATAATTCTAAATCTATACCATCAGGTAATTTTAACACTAACATGTGTAATCTACCTGTAACTAAATCATCAAATGCATAATCATCTTCATAATAATTTTGTTCTCTAATCCAATCTAATGTATTAACCCAATGATTAATACATTTTTTAGTGTCAATCAATATAAATATATGTTGTTCATAATCTTTATTGACAAACATATCCCCAATACCATAAGCTAATTTATAAATACTGCTTAATTTTTTAATAAAATCATCACCATATAATCTAAGTGCTGGTTTTATAAACTTAGCAGTTTTATTCATTACAATAGTACCTACTTGAACTTTAATTCTTTCCATATTAAAACTTAGTAAAATCAGACCCAATAAAAAATACACCATTAGCTTCAGTTACCTCTTTATCTTCATCCCATCCATTTTCTTCATACCATTTGTAATCTTCAAGTAAATCTAACCAACCTTTTACTTTGCTTTCTTTTACAATAGATTCTAATTCTTCTTCAGAAGTTTTATCTCTATAAGTAATTTCATATTCATGAAGAAAGTTCATACCAAATTTACCTACATTTATAAAATTAACATCAGTTACAAACTCAAGGGGAGAACAATCTTTAGTTGTAGAAGCAACAATAAAAGAAATAGGAGTTAAAGTGTAATTAGGAAAATTATTATCCATCCATTGAATTAATGCTTCCATATACCAAGATGCTTGAATATCATATCTTCTTTTAAGACATTGTTTATCAAAGTTTTTAGTATAGTCACCAATAGTTTTAATGTCATAAGCATAAATTTCTTCTGTATTATGGTTTACTTTAACCATATCAAGAAGAGCTTTACAACTTACACCTTCAACTTCAAAATAAATAGGTAATTGATAATAAGTTTCTACTCCTTCTTCATCTTCAAACAGTTCTTTAGTGTACTTATGAGTCAACAGTTGATTGATAATTTGCTTTACTTTCATATCTTGTTCTACACTAAGTACTTGTTTACCTTCACTTTGTACAAGTTCAGACCAATATTGCTCACCTTCTTCAGAAACTTTTCTAACTCTTGTTTCTAGTTTCCAATTTGGTTGATAACTATGTGCATCAATAGCTGGTTCTAAATCTTGTTCAAACCAATCATCATTGTTACGAGATTGAAATACTTGTTGTACAATAGACATTATTAATGCAGATGGTTTAGAATTACTACTAATGTAATAACTTTGATTAAAGTATTCTTCACCCATAGTAATAAAATCATCTACTGCTTTACCAATTACAAAATGTTCTTTTTCTTCAAAGAAAAGGTCTGGTTCTTTGACTTCTTTAAATGCATCTGCTCCAACCATTAAAAGTTTAAGTTTGGATTGATTAATTGCAGATGAACTAATATAGTCATTTATTTCCTGAATTGTGCTCCTGATTATCATATACTTGTTTTATTAGGTTAAAAAAATCATCAAATGTAAGAATTACTAAAGATGAATACTCATCTCTTTTTTTACCTTTTCCTACTTGCTTATGATGTATAAGTGCTTTAGGAAATTCTTTTGTGAGATGAGGTAATTTATCTTCAATATTTTTCAATACATCCTGGTATTTTATTCCTTTATGTACTCCTGCTTTAATTTGTACAAGTAAAGGAATATTTGCTAAATCTACTCCACCATCATCTAACATTCTTGATGCATATCTACTTGTTTGACATTGTGGAAAGACTTCTCTAAACTTTTGGGCATAAAACCTTTCAGCTGAGTGTCCTTTTTTTCTATTTGTAGACCCACTAATTACTTTTTTCTCTTGATTTTTCATATTTACTTTTGTATTTTTCTAAAAAATCAACTTTTACATAAGACCATAAAAATCCTGCTGCTTTTTTTCTTTCTCCTCTTGCAGTAGCATTTATTTTAGAACAATGTTTTAAGTTTAATTCTTTAGCAGCTTCAACAGCATTTTTAAATTCTTTTACAAATATTCCATCTAAAGTATACTGGTAAATTTTTTTAGAAACAGCTAATGTAAGTTTATCTCTTCGTTCTTTACTAAGTTTTAATCCTAAATTACCTTCTCCTCCATTAGTTAAATTTACAAGATTAGCTCCTTCATTTTTAAATTTATTAATCCAATAAGTTTCTAATTCTTGACTTTTTTCCCAAGAACAAAAATCTATCATTTTTATTATAGGTTTTTTACCTTTTTTAATGATAGATTTTATCCAATTTGTTCTATGGTTTGTTTCTCTTTTACAAGAATAGATATGATTTGTTAATCTAGTTTTTAATGGTTTAACAGTTTTACCAATATATTTTATTTCATTAGTATCAGGGTCCTCTAATGTATAAATAAAAGTTTGAACTTTAATGTTTTTAGGAATTCTAGCCATAATTATTATTTTTTACAAATATAACTATTTTATATTAAATATCCTAATTTACATTATGCCCTTTGTTTCTATTTTGATTCATTGATAACTAGTTGTAATTTATCCTGTGATACAATGTGAGTGTCAATATATTTACTCAAAGATAAAAGATAATTCATAACTTTAGAATACTTTTTATCAGCTGTATATTTCTTATCAATATACAATGCTAAACAAGAGTTTCTATAATAATGATATTCTTTTATTTTGATAAAATATTGCTTCTTATGTTTATTAATTATTTGAGCTACTACATTTAATGTTAAAGAATCAAGTATAATACCTCTAGTAATAAATAATTCTTCTTTTGGTAAATAAGTTAATTTAGAAGTACCTGTAAAAAATGCTGTCAATGTTTTATCACTAGATGTTTTATTGACTTTCGTTATATATACATTTCTACTACTATTGTTATTAATGTTATTTGCACTACTAAAAAACTTATCTACATAAATTGTACTACCAGGTACATAAACATCATATTTTGGAAATATAACATTGAAATCATCGTGCTTCATAGTTTTCAGTTAGTTTATTGAATGGTATAATGTAATCCCATATATAAGGAATCTTGAATACATTATCATCCCACTCTGTAACATTAGAGATGATATTTGTAACAAAACCAGTTATATGAGTAGCAATCATAGCTGCACCATGAGATACTTGTTTCATTGTACACATTAAATCTTCTACATCTGAATCTGCAAATAAATGATTATCAATGTAATCCATTTGTAAATGTTGATTATTACCAGGAATACAATAAATTCTCATTTGCTCCATCAATAATCTACCATCTACAAACCAGACTTTATCTGGAGTTACAGAAGAATATTCTGAATTACAATAAGCAAGAAACTTTTCAAATAATAATTTTCTAGCTTCCATATTGTCAAATGCAGAAATTATTATAACTGGAGATTCTCTAGTTGCATAACCTCCCATTCTAC